TACGTGTTTAACGGATAAAAATAAATATTATGACTAAAACTTGGGTAGACGGATTGAGAATATTCGACAACAAACAGGAATGGATAGTTTGCGACATTAAAATAAATGCAGACGAGATGATAAATTGGATTAACCAAAATAGAGCAAACGTAAATGAGCGTGGTTCTATTCCAATTACGATAGCTAAAAGTGAGAAAGGATTGTACTCAATGCTTAACACTTATGAAGTACAGAAGTCAAAGGAAGTAACAACAGCACAACATTCTCCTGACCGAGAAGCAGACTTGCCTTTCTAATGCTTATACAGCTAGACAATCACATAAAGAAGTTAGACGAATACCGAGCAGGAACCTTAAAAACAGGGTTAAGGCTTGGTATTCCAAGACTTGATGAACACTTTAGGTTTAAGTATGGAGATTTTAATATCATACTAGGACACGCAAACGTAGGGAAAACATCTCTAGTCCTATACCTAATGACATTATACGCTATGAAGCACGGCATTAAATGGCTTGTGTTTAGTAGTGAGAATGAGCCTTATTCTATTATAAGAAAAATAGTAGAATTTAGAGAGGGCAAACCAATAAACAAAATAGAGGAAACACACTACAAGGAGCAAGTAAAGTGGATTAACGAACACTTTAAATTTATTGATGGTTCAAAGCTATACACTTACAAATCATTACTTGATTTAGCACAGCACGTTAAAAAGGCTTGGGATTATCAGGGGTTTTTATTAGACCCTTACAACTCACTAAACAAAGACAAAGATGTACTAAAGGGTATATCAGGACACGAGTACGACTACCAAGCAACAAGCGAGATAAGAATATTTTGCAAAGAGAATAATATAAGTACTTGGGTATGTACACACGCTGCTACACAAAGTTTAAGAGAGAAACACCATAAAGGACATTTATACGATGGTCATCCTATACCACCTAGTGCAGCATCAGTTGAAGGTGGGGGTAAATTCGTGAACCGTTGTGATAACTTTTTAGTGATACACAGATACATATACCACCCTGCTGATTGGATGTATTCACACTTGCATATTAAGAAGATTAAAGATGTAGACACAGGTGGCAGACCTACACCAATGGAAGACCCTATAAGACTAGAAAGCGTATTAAATAATGTAGGCTTTAACGTAGAGGGTAAGAACCCTATACAATATCCAAAACGTGAGCAAACAGAACTGTTATAAAATTAACCAAAATTAAACAACCACATTGATAACCAAGATACTAACAAGCAAGCATAATAAATGGATAAGCTATTGCCGTAGTTGGGGGTGTAATCCTAACACATCAGAGGACTTGGTACAAGAGATGTATCTTAAACTTCTAGTGCTTATACAAAACGGTATAGATATCTCGTATAAAGACGACATAAACGACTATTACATTTATAAGGTGCTTCGTAGTATGTTTTTAGATTTATGCCGTAAGGAGCAACGTACACAAGTTGTAGACCTAACAGACGATTACATAAAATACTTAATAGAAGAAAAGACAAAGGTAGAGTTAGAAGATGAAAAGATATTTGAAGAAGCCTTTGACAAAGTAAACCAAGCACTAAATGAGATGCATTGGTACGACAAAAAGGTATTTGAACTTGTACAGGACACTAACAATATATCAGCACTATCTAGGGAAACCAACATAGAGTACAGAAGCCTTTACAACACCTATCAGAAAGTTAAACGCAAAATAAAAGATAAGCTATGAGATTAGGAGATTTAGTATATTACATAACCAAGTACACAGGTATAAGATATGTTTACAAAAAGATATATCCTCAATGTGGGTGTGATGACCGTAGAAAGAAGTGGAATGATATAGAATTATAATATGCCAAAAGGAAAAATGAGCCAACACCAAGTATCACAATGGCAGGTATTTCTTGCTACACTTGGAAACAAATTAACAAACGTGCAGTATAAATTTGTATGTGAGATACACGCTGATTTATTTGCACACCCTTACCACGAGCCTTGTACGTGCAGCCCAAAACGCATAAAGGAATGGATAGCACAAATAACAAGGATATATGAAACTAGACTTAATACATAGTTTTGAGAAAGCCCTAGTTACTGCCCTTAACCTAGACGGTTGGAGATTAGTACACACAGGGGAAACTATGCTGCCATACGATGCACAGGGAATTACTCCTAAAGGATTAAAGTGTGTTATTGAGATGAAGTTTAGAGATAAGTACTATGAAACCAAAATACTAGAGGTTGGTAAGTATAACAATCTTATGAAGATGGATAGCGATATTCAGAAGTTTTACTTTGTAAATGACCCTAAAGGAAACTATATGTTTTGGCTAAATGACCTAAAGGATTTAAAGCCTGAAGAACTGTATTGTCCTAAAACTACAATGTGGAATAATAACAAAAGAAAAAAAAGTGTATATTTGTTACAAGAGAAACAAGCTATAATAACAAACATATATGAATAATAAAGATTTTATTGCTATGAGTTATAAAGAACGCATAGACTATTTCAGAGGTGTAGGTGTAAGAACTACATACAATATTGCTATGGATGATGACCATCCTTTAAGCATAGATGCAAACGATTATTTAGACGAAAAGAATGAATAAGAAACGAGCAAGTCAATCAGCAAGAATACAAGAACTAGAACAGCACGTAGTTAAGCTGTATATGATACTAGAACAAGTAGTACAACAGCTAAAAGATAAAGATGAACAGGGAACTACTAAAACTTAAATTTCAAGGGGATTTTACAGCAGCTTCACACATAATACAGAAGTGGTTAAAAAAAAGCCCTGACAACAAAGAACTAAAGCACGTTACAGAGTATTTAACAAACTCCTATATTTATGCAACAGCTTGTGAGATGCAAATAAAAGAAGCTAACGCAATTATAAACAGATTAAGACAAAAGAGAGACAAAGCAAAAGAACTAGCAGACGATTACAAAGAACTATACGAGAAACTACAAGAGAAAACACTATGATAACATTACTAAACGGAGAGAAGTGGGATAGACAAGAGTTACTATCTAAAATGGATGATGATAGCTTTTATTATGGTCATTTAGGTAAACACGCATTAAGTAGCAGTAGTATTAAATTGTTACAGACAAGCCCAAAAAAATATCACTACATTACAAAGTACAGCAAGAACGAAACATCTCCTGCTTTACGTGCAGGGCATTTATTCCACACAGCTATACTAGAGCCTGAAAAATACAGCGAGATAAAATTCATAGACGTACAAAGTAGAAACGCTAAAAAGTTTAAAGATGCTGTTGAGGAGTATGGCGAATGTTTTACAGCAAAAGAGCAAAGCGAAAACGAAAGGTTAATAGATGCTTTCTTTAAAAACGAACAAGCCTTGCAACTTATTACTGATTGCAAAACAGAAGTACCTGCTATTGGTAATATAGATATGATGCCATTTAGAGGCAAAGCAGATGTATTAGGTAAGCAAGGTATAGTAGATTTAAAAACTACAACCGACATACGAGCATTCCCCTATTCAGCTAAAAAGTACGGTTACGATATTCAAGTTTACATATACTGCCAACTATTTAACATACCTTACACGGAGTTTACTTTTATAGCTTTAGACAAAGGCACACTAGACATAGCAATATACGACGTATCAGAGGACTTCTACTTGGAAGGAGAACGCAAGACCCTTGAGGCAATAGAGAGGTACAAGTTATTTTTTATAGAAAACGCAGATTTAAACAGTTATACTTTAAGAGGAATATTATGATTAAATTATTTGAAGATGATTGGGGTGTAGACAACAGCCCTATTGAAAACATTGAAATAACAACCACTATTTTGTATTTTAGTGAAGAAGAACTAAAGCTATTTAAAAAATTATGTAAAAAAGGTATAAAAAAACTATACAAACAAGAATACCAACAAAAAGGAAACTTGAGTGATTTTTTACTACAAACTTTAAAAGAAAATTATGGCAAAGACATATAGGTTAAAAAGGAAACTAACCGATAAACAAGCTAGTAAATTAAAGTCTAATTATTTGGATCAAAGACACTACGATTTACTTATAACTGAAGATGCTGATGGGTATGATTTAGCAACAGGCAAATTGTTATTCAGGTTTAGAAAAAAAGCAATACCATTAGATTTACTAAAAATAGGCTATAATTCATTTAAAGATAGCATACAATTAACTGAAAGTAGAGGTGCTGCAAGTGGGAGCATACATAAAAGAATACGTAAAGATGGTAGTATAAGTAATATATCTGTAGGCAATAAAGTAACATCAGGGAATGTAGGTTATATGGATAAAAGCGCAATGACGCATTACTGCAGAAAAACAGCGTTCGCAAAAAAACACTTTGACAAATTTAAACAAGGTATTCCTTTTGTTAAGCACATAGACGAAAAATATAAAGAGTTATGCCCTAAACACTACGCAAGGCAATCAGCAATAGCAAAAGGAACAAACAAAAACTACATAATACAAGACACTTGTTTTACTACTGTTACTGTAAACAAAAACTTTAGGACAGCAGTACATAAAGATTCAGGGGATTACAAAGATGGTTTTGGTAATTTAATAATTTACAAAGAAGGTAATTACGATGAAGGTTATTTTGTATTGCCAGAATATGGTGTTGCTGTTGATTTACAAAACACAGACATACTTTTTGTAGACGTACATAAATGGCACGGAAATACAGAATTTAAAAATTGTTCAGAAGATTGGCTACGGATAAGTTTTGTTCTATATTATAGAGAATATATGTACAAATGTGAAAGCCCCAAAAAACAACTACAAACATTAAAACAAGAGAAAACAGGATATTTAACAATTTAAAAATGGACGCAACAATAAAACAAAATAATGGGCTAAAGTTTGAGTCATTTATATATGATTGGTTTACTAAAGAAAAAAATATAAATTTAAGCCATTATACAACAAAAGAGGAACAGTACCTTAAAGGCGAAAACAGGCAAGGTGTTGAAATAAAGAATGACCAGATGTTTAAAAAAACAGGCAACCTTTTTATAAGTGTTGAGCGAGAATACAATTATACTACACACCCTAGTGGTATATTTAAAGATCAAAGTTGGCTTTATGTAATAGGTAATAAAGATTGCTTTTATATATTTAGCACTAAACAGCTCAGGCAAATATTTAAAGATAATGAATTTAAATTATATAACGGTTTTAAAACCCCAAAAGGAGGAACAGAAAAAGGTTTTTTGCTAAATAAAAAGATGGCAGATAAATTTTGTATTGAAAAAGTAAGCACTCAAACAAAAATGTTTTAGCTATGAGTGATTTAAATATATTTATACCTACAAAATCAAGGTACAATAATTGCAAAACAGCTGAATTATTAAGTAATTACAAGGGTATTTACCTAGTAGTTGAGCCACAAGAAGAACAACTATATAAAGCTAAATACTATAACAACAATATCCTTGTTTTACCTTGCAACGACAAAGGTATTGTATATGTGAGAAACTATATTAAAAAATACACAGAACAAAACAATATAAATGAGTATTGGCAATTAGATGATGATATTACTGCACTTTATTACCGTCAAGGAACAAAGCTAATAAAAGACAATAATGTACTTATTAAAGCGCAACAACAATTTAATAAATTAAATATACCTTTAGGATCGTTAGAATACAGGCAATATGCTTGGAGCGCAAATAAACCTATTATTCTAGATAGTTTTTGTGACTCTTGTGTGTATGTTAATAATACTAAAATTAAAAATATTTATTACAGGGAACAAGTATCAGGCAAAGAAGATAGGGACTTTGCTATGCAAGTAATAAAAAGTGGTTATAAAACAGGCAGGACTACTCTTTATGCTTTTTCAGCACCACCAAACGGAAGCAATCAAGGTGGGCTAAAAGAAATTTTTTATGACATAAAAGGCAAAGAATTAAATTCTTGTAAAAAAATGGTTGAATTATGGGGTAATGAAATATGTCAGCATATTGTTAAGCCTGACGGTAGGAATGATCTAAAAATTAACTGGAAAAAAATAAACAGTAAACAAATATCTTTATTCCAATGAAACGATTTATAAGCGATATGGAAACCATACAACTAGCCATCAAGCTAGGAGATTATGAAGATGCTTTAGAAATGCTACAAGAAGTTAAAGAAGAAATGATTATATTAGATGCTTTAAACTATGACTAAAGAAACACTAATAAAAAGTTATTCCTACTTTAAAGGCGAATTACAAAGAGCATACAAAAACACAAACGAGAAACTAATAAACTATTATACAGATGAAATACAAAAACTTCTTACTAAATACTACACAAAGAAACAGGGAGAACATACAACACCTAAAAACTTTGATTGAGAAACAAACAGGAAAAGACATAACAATAAACACTAGGCACAGAGAGATAGTATTTGCAAGAAAGATATACTACAAGATACTCACGCTTACTACCAAGATGAGTTACAAGTCTATTGGAGATACACTAGGACAGACACACGCAACTGTGATACACGCACTAAACAACTTTGATTGGGATTATGACCATAACCCTGCATTTAAAGAAGCGTACGATAGAGTGTATAATATGTACACAAAAAAGGGTACTGTTGCTACTGTTGAAACAATGGTGTATGAAAACAGAGTACTAGAAGAAAAGATAGTTGAACTAAAAGGTCAGATAGAAGAACTAAGAAACGAGTTGAAAGAAACACGTAGAAACAATATAAAACCAAGAAACCAACAAGCAACTATATACAATGCTTCTGAAACAGTAATACTGTGAAAAAAGCTATATACATAATAGCAATTATATGGGCTACCTTTCTAACAATAGGAGCAATAGGTGGATTGATTAAAACAATAATAAACTTATGAAAATAGACCACACAAAAGTATTAGCTTGGATAGTAATAGGGATTGCCACAATAGCTATATGGAATAGCATATATAATTTATTCTTTTAAAAAAGTAAACTAATTACGTTATACTTATAAGCGGTTTACAATAACTTAATACGCTTACCTATGTACGACACTAAAGAACTAGAAAGAAAATCACTAGAAGCCATTAAAGAGCATAAACTGATGTTTATAGAACACGTAGTTGCTTATTTACCCTGTTCAAAACCTACTTTTTATGAGCATAAACTTAACGAACTTAACAGCATAAAAAAGGCGATAGAAGAAAATAGAACTGTTAAGAAGGTAGCGTTACTCAATAATTGGATTACAACTGAAGCAGCCCCTGTATTGCAAATAGCAGCTATGAAGATGATTAGTAGTGATGAAGAAGCACACCGATTGAATGGCACAAAGCGAGAGATAAAGCACGACACAAAACAAAAGAGTTTTAAGGTAGAAGTGATTGACCACAATACAAGTAAATAAAGTATATAACCACCTAACCAACTCTAATAGGAAGATAACATTAGAAGTTGGTGGAACAAGAAGCGGTAAGACATACAATGTCCTCCTGTGGATAATCTTACACTACTGCCAACACCACGATAACAAAACGATTACTATATGTCGTAAAACATTCCCTGCTGTACGTGCTACTGTGATGCGAGATTTTCTAGAGATACTTAAACGTATGGACTTATATAGTGAAGAACACCACAACAAGTCAAACCACGAGTATAAGCTAGATAGCAACCTTATAGAGTTTA